CAAACTGATTCTACTGACGAACAGTGAAAGACTGATTAGTGAAATTGTTGAGGTTGGTGCTGATATTGGCCAACCAGATTGCAAACTCATTAAACCGCATGAAATTTGGGAAGGGCATAATCTCTGTCCATGGATGATGAATGATACTGATCAAATTGAATTTATGATCAGTTCTGATAAAATTATTACTATTGCCGATCCTAATTCGGAATTACTTGAAAAATACTTGGAAAAAATTAACTGATGCGGTTTTACACAAACGTACAAATGGTCGGAGATCACTTCTTGGTACGTGGTTATGAAAATGGAAAACATTTTGCAACCCGTGAGAAGTTTTATCCGACTCTTTTTGTTCCTTCAAATAAAAAAACAAAGTACAAAACTCTTGAGGGTGAAAACGTTGAATCTGTTCAACCTGGATCTGTTCGTGAGTGTAGAGACTTTATTAAAAAGTATGAGGGTGTAGAAAACTTTAAAATCTATGGGAATGATCGATATATCTGTCAGTATATTTCTGAGATGTATCCTGAGGAAGAGATTAAGTTTGATACTAATAAGATTAAGATTTCTACTCTCGATATTGAGGTTGCATCGGAGAATGGTTTCCCTGATGTAGAATCTGCTGCCGAAGAAGTTTTGTTGATTACAATTCAGGATTATGCGACAAAGCAGATTCGCACCTGGGGTCGTGGTCCATTTGATAATAAACAAGCAAATGTTCTTTATAAAGGTTTTCGTACTGAGTATGAACTTCTGACAGATTTCATTAATTGGTGGATGATTGAGGAAAATACACCCGAGGTTGTCACTGGATGGAATAGTGAGTTGTATGATATTCCATACCTTGTTCGTCGTATTGATCGTATTCTTGGGGAGAAGTTGATGAAACGTATGTCACCTTGGGGATTGGTGACTGAACGTGAGACTGTTGTGATGGGTCGTAAACAGATTTCATATGATGTTGGTGGCATTACTCAACTTGATTATCTAACATTGTATAAGAAGTTTACATATAAAGCACAAGAATCGTATCGTCTAGACTACATAGCTAGTGTAGAACTTGGACAGAAAAAACTTGATCACTCCGAGTTTGATACTTTTAAGGATTTTTATACAAACGGGTGGCAAAAGTTTGTAGAATATAACATCATTGACGTGGAACTTGTTGACCGAATGGAAGACAAGATGAAACTGATTGAACTTGCAATTACTATGGCATATGATGCCAAGGTAAACTATAATGATGTGTTCTTTCAGGTTCGTATGTGGGATGCGATTATTTACAACTATCTCAAAAAAAGAGATATTGTGATCCCACCTAAAGAACGTTCAGACAAAGATTCCAAGTACGCAGGTGCCTATGTCAAGGAACCGATTCCGGGAAAGTATGATTATGTTGTAAGTTTTGATTTAAATTCTCTTTATCCACATTTAATTATGCAGTACTCAATATCCCCAGAAACTCTTGTGAGTAGAGATGACATTAATAGGAGAATTGCAGAACTTGAAAGTATGTTATAATATAAATAGGATATAGGTAGTTTATAAATGAAAAAGAAGTATCCTATGTATGTTTATCAGTATAAAGATGGTAATGAAGTTTTTTATGTTGGTATGGGACAAGGATATAGAATGTGGTCTCATTTGAAACCAAGTTCTTATATGCCATACGATGCAAATTATCCTTCTTTTTATGGTAAAATAAAATCTATTTTTTTGTCTGGGAGAGAACCGTTTGTTGAAAAAATTTTTGAAGGAACAAAAAAAGAATGTTTGGACTTGGAAGAAGAACTTATTGAAAAATATAAGTTAATAAGTGAAGGTGGAACTCTCTATAATATTTCAAAAAAAAGTGGAGGTAGAGTAAAGGGTAAATCTTATCCTATGAGTGAAAATACCAGAAAAAGGTATAGAGAGACTATGAGGCAAAAAAGAACTTATAAAATTGAAAGTGAGGAATTAAGAAAATTGTATCTTATTGAAAATAAAACGAGGAAGCAAATTGCCGGACATTATAATTGTAGTGAAGTATTGATTAAACAAAGATTAAAAGAGTTTGGTATTAAAAAATCACTAAAATCTTATGAGCAATAATATGTGGAAAGATGTTCGTAAAATGTCCCGTGAGGAAATTGCAGAAGAACTTGATGCACTTAAGAGGGTGAGGGAACTTTCCAATAAAGTTAATGTAGATAAACTTCTTAATCAAGATTTAGATTTAGATCCTTTGAGAAAGGTTAATCTTACTATAACAGCAAACGGGGCACTTTATCGTAGAGTAAAAGGTATTCTGCCTGAGTTGATGGAAAAGATCTATAAAGATCGAACCATCTATAAAAAGAAGATGCTTGCCGCAAAACAAGATTATGAAAAAACTCCAACGAAGTCACTGGAGAAAGAAATTGCAAGGTGCAACAACATCCAGATGGCAAGAAAGATTCAACTCAACTCTGCTTATGGTGCCATTGGTAATCAGTATTTTAGGTATTATAAACTTGCAAATGCTGAAGCAATTACTCTCTCGGGTCAGGTTTCCATTCGTTGGATTGAGAACAAGATGAATGGATTTCTAAATAAGATTTTACAAACTGAGGAAGTCGATTATGTCATCGCATCTGACACTGACTCAATCTATCTTAATATGGGACCTCTTGTTGATAAATTTCTTAGTAATAAGTCTGACGATAAAACAAAGATTGTTCAGTTACTTGATAAGATCTGCCAAGACAAGTTGGAACCATTCATCGAACAATCTTATACGGAACTTGCGGACTACGTTCAGGCATATGAACAGAAGATGATTATGAAACGTGAGAACATTGCAGAACGTGGTATTTGGACTGCAAAGAAACGTTATATTCTCAACGTATGGAATAGTGAAGGTGTTCAGTACAATGAACCCAAACTAAAGATGATGGGAATTGAGGCAGTCAAGTCCTCCACTCCAGCACCTTGTCGTCAGATGATTAAGGATGGACTTAAGTTGATGATGAGTGGTACAGAAGAAGATGTTATTAACTTTATTGATGAGTCTCGCAAGAAGTTTAAGCAACTTCCTCCCGAAGAAATTGCTTTTCCTCGATCAGTATCTGATGTTGTAAAGTATAAATCTCATTCCGACATTTATACTAAAGGTACTCCCATTCATTGTCGTGGAGCACTTCTTTTTAATCACTATATTAAACAAAAGAAACTTGATAATAAGTATTCTTTAATCAATAATGGTGAAAAGATTAAGTTTCTTTATCTGAAGAAACCAAATATCATTCAAGAGAATGTAATTTCATTTATTCAAGACTTCCCTACAGAACTCGGTCTTGACAAGTATATTGACTATGAACTACAATTTGAAAAGAGTTTTGTAGAACCACTCAAGTCCATTCTTGATGCAATTGGTTGGAATGTAACCAAGATAAATACATTAGAAAGTTTCTTTTTGTAAAGTATGTTTTATGTTTATGGTTATTTGGATGATAACGATGAAATCTATTATGTAGGAAAGGGTAAGGGGAGAAGATATAACCATCCTCATCATCATTTGGTTAATGTTCCTTTTGATAAGGATAAAATTATTTTCTTTGAAAAGAATATAACTGAAGAACAATCAATAAACCTTGAAAGAAAACTTATAAAATTTTATGGTAGAAAGGGTATTGATGTGGGTGGTTGTTTAATTAATAAAACTAAAGGTGGTAATGGTGGATTTAGTGGAAAAATGTCTGAAGAGACAAAGAAAAAAATTGGTGAATCCCAAAGGGGAAAAGTTGTAAGTGAGGAGGTTAGAAAAAAAATAAGTAACACACTAAAAGGAAAAAAACATAGTCCAGAAAGAATTAACAATATAAGAAAGGGAATGGGATGTGAAACTTATAAATTCATTTCCCCAGAAGGTAAAATAATTGAGGTTGATAATATGACGCAATTCTGCTATGATAGAAATCTACAGCAAAGTTGTATGTCAAACATCTGGAACAACAAAAGAAACTCTCATAAAGGATGGAAAAAAGCATAATGGACTTTTTAAAAGATATTGTAAAAGAGATTGGAGATGACTTCACAAAACTCGCAGCAGACATCGACGAAGCAGAAACTTGCGTGGACACAGGTTCATACATTTTTAATGCACTGGTTTCAGGTAGTTTATTTGGTGGTGTATCTGGGAATAAGATTACTGCCATTGCTGGGGAGTCTAGTACTGGAAAAACTTTTTTTAGCCTCGCAGTGGTTAAGAATTTTCTGGACTCTAATCCTGATGGATATTGCTTGTATTTTGATACTGAGGCAGCTGTCAATAAGTCACTCTTAGAAAGTCGTGGTGTTGATCTGAATCGCACGGTTGTTGTGAATGTTGTAACTGTCGAAGAGTTTCGTAGCAAGGCACTTAAGGCAGTTGATCTTTATATGAAAAAGGCAGCAGATGAACGCAAACCATGTATATTTGTGCTAGACTCTTTAGGAATGCTATCCACTGAGAAAGAGATCACTGACGCACTCAACGACAAGCAAGTTCGTGATATGACAAAATCACAACTGATTAAGGGTGCTTTCAGAATGTTGACACTCAAGTTGGGGCAGGCTAATATACCAATGATCGTTACCAATCACACTTATGATGTCATCGGTGCTTATGTTCCTACTAAAGAGATGGGTGGTGGTTCTGGTCTTAAGTATGCTGCCAGTACCATCATTCATCTCAGCAAGAAGAAAGAGAAAGATGGAACAGAAATTGTTGGAAATCTTATCAAGGCAAAGACTGCTAAGTCACGTCTAAGCAAGGAGAATAAGGATGTCACTATTCGTTTATTTTACGATAGTCGTGGTCTTGATCGGTATTATGGCTTACTTGAGTTAGGGGAGATTGGTGGACTTTGGAAAAATGTTGCTGGTCGATATGAGATGACTGTTGATGGTGAAACTAAAAAAGTTTATGCCAAAGCAATTCTAAAAGAACCTGAAACTTATTTTACTCCAGAAGTAATGGAGAAACTTGACCAAATTGCAAAGATTGAGTTCTCTTATGGAACGAATTGAGACTACAATTCTCAGAAACTTAATACACAACGAAGATTATTCTCGCAAAGTTATTCCATTTATTGAACCAACATATTTTGAGCAAAGAACTGAAAAAGTAATCTTTGAGGAGATTACTAAGTTCATTGTCAAGTATGGTTCTGCTATTACAACAGAAGCACTAAATATTGAGGTTGAGAATCGAACTGATCTAAACGAGAGTGAAATCAAAGAGACAAGAGATATTTGTAACTCATTTACAGACTCTCCAGTAGATCATCAATGGTTACTAGACACTACTGAAAAGTGGTGTCGTGATCGTGCGATTTATCTTGCTTTGATGGAATCGATTCACATTGCAGATGGCAATGATGAAAAGAAGAATCGGGATGCTATTCCTAGCATTCTTTCCGATGCTCTTGCAGTTTCTTTTGACAATAATATTGGGCACGACTACTTACAAAACTACGAAGAAAGATATGAGTTCTATCACAAGAAAGAAGACAAAATACCATTTGATCTCGAATACTTTAACAAAGTCACGAAAGGTGGTCTACCTAACAAGACTCTTAACATCGCGCTTGCTGGTACAGGGGTCGGCAAGTCTCTATTCATGTGCCATGTTGCTAGCTCCGTGCTGCTCCAAGGACGGAACGTTCTCTATATTACAATGGAGATGGCAGAAGAGAAAATTGCTGAACGAATTGACGCCAACCTTCTCAACGTCCCGATCCAAGATCTGACAGAACTTCCCAAGTCATCATTTGAAAATAAAGTGACTAAGTTAGCAGCAAAAACTCAGGGTTCACTTATAATTAAAGAATATCCTACAGCATCAGCACATAGTGGACATTTTAAGGCACTTCTTAATGAACTTGCACTTAAGAAGTCATTTAGACCTGATATTATTTTCATTGATTACCTTAATATATGTGCTTCCTCCCGGTATAAGTCAGGTATGTCTGTCAATTCATATAGCTATATTAAGGCTATTGCAGAAGAGCTTAGAGGGTTGGCTGTCGAAGCCGAGGTCCCTATCGTATCTGCCACCCAGACCACTCGTTCTGGTTATGGTAGCTCTGATGTTGACCTTACTGACACTTCTGAGTCCTTTGGTCTCCCTGCTACTGCTGATCTTATGTTTGCCCTTATTAGCACAGAGGAACTTGAACAGATTGGACAGA